TGCCCGGTCTGCCCGCGCCGGCATCTACGCACCAGTTCCGTCCTGCTCATCGCGGGCTGTGGGGCTGGACTGGTGCACCTTCCCGCGAAAGGAAATCCTCATGTTCGATATCACCACCCAGGCGGTCGCTGACACCGCGCCGATCCACATCAAGGGTGCGGACGGCAACCACCTCTATGTCGACGGCAAGCCTGTGCGCATCGTGCTGTACAGCCCCGGCTCCCAGGCGTTCGCCGAGGTTGAAGATCGCCAGACCGCTCGCGCGGTGAAGCGGATGCAGGACAACGATGGCAAAGTCGCCATGCCGCCGCTCGAGCAGCGCGATACCGAGCAGGCCGACGATCTGGCTGCGCTGACCGTTGCGTTCGAAAACCTCAGCTACCCGCCGGCTGGCGACAAGCAGGGCAAGGAGTTGTTTCGCGCCCTCTACGCGGACAAGAAGCTCGGCTTCATCGTTGTTCAGGTGCAGAAAGCGCTGCGTGATTGGGGAAACTTCAAGCCCGCGTCGACCGAGGCCTGACGCTCTACGTCCGGCACATGGCGTGGCTCAATGCCACGCCGAAGCCGGCAGAGGGTAGCAAGCGGGCGAAGGCGGACAATCAGCCGCCACCAGTCAGTCGTGTGGAGCAGATGAAGCGGGATGGCATCGTTCCGGCCATGCCGTCCAATCCTGCTCCGCACATCCTGGCTCGCTTACTGGAGATCGGACTGACAGAGGTGGCCGGCATGGGCGCAGGCCCGATCAGCTGGCAGAGCATCAAGGGTTGGCAGGACGCGATGGGTATCCACCTTGCCCGGTGGGAGATCAGGCTGCTCCGCAAGTTGTCGATGGAGTACCTGACCGAAGGCCGACGTGCCGAGGATGAGAACTGCCCGCCACCATGGCGAGCGCCGGTTACCGAGCGCGAAAAGCAGGTCGAAGTCGAGAAGTTGCGGATGCTTCTCGGTTAGAAGGCGCGGTTCGCCGGCACCGGCGCGATCTTGCACTGGCCGCGGTCGTCCCAACGCTTCTCACCTATGGTCGTCACTCTGGTGAGCGCCAGAGACACGCGGTCGATCGTCCATGTAAAGACCGTGTCGGGAATAGTGACGCTCTGCGCTGTGAAGGCGGCAGCTCGCGTCTGGGTCTTCCCTTCTGCAGGTGAAGAAAAAACGGCGGTTTGGGCTTGTTCGTCTAGCGCAATGTCGATCTTCGCCACCGAAGTCTCGTTGTCCACCGAGCAGTTCAAGTAGGTCGGCGCTGCCACCGCTGGTTGTGCCGTCAGCGCTGCAGCCGCGAAAATCCACCGCATCATATCGACCCGAGTCCCTTGGTTCGTATTTGCGCCCTGTATCATGGAGGTCCGCATGGATGAAGAAGGGGCGATGCTTGGCGTCGGCTTCGCCATCGACTTCCATGACTCGTTCGGGCGGCTCAGGTCGCTGGACGACCTGATTGGCGTCACCCAGGCAAATGCCGTGCGGGAGTTCCAGAAGATCGAGGCCGCATCGCGCGGCACGTTGAACCTCAGCAATGCTACTGCGCAGATCACTTCGTTCGGCAACGCCGTTGGACGCGAAGCGGCGAGCGCTGCCCGTTCACTCGGTCAGATCGAGAAGTCCGGCGAGGCGCTGGTGCGTCAATTGGAGCGCCAGAACGCCACCTTCGGCAAATCACGTGACGAGCTGCGCGAAACGAAGACCGTGGCTGCTGCGCTTGCCGCGGAGCAAGCCGGTCTCACCGAACTTGCCGGGCGGCTGATCAATGAAGAGATCGCGCTGCAGGGCAAGATGGCTGCGGCCGCCGCTGATGCAGCGCAAGCGCGTGTCATTGCTGCGGAGCGCGCCGCCCAGGCGGAGATCGAGGCGATCCAACGCGTCAATTCCGCCTTGGCGTCGCGCGAGCAGATCGAGGCCGCTATCAGGCGCAATACAGGCCTTGGTCGAGAGAAGGCGACCGATCCCGGAATGGGCGCGACTTACAGTGCGCTTACCGAAAAGTTTCTAGCGGACGAAAAGCGCGAGAAGGACGCGGCGGCGCTTGCAACTAAGCGCCTGGCTGACGAGCAGCAGCGCTTGACCGATCTTGTACGCGGCTCGCACGCCGCGCAGCTGGCTGATGCTGAGGCCGCCGAGCGCCTGCGGATGGCGACTGACCCGCTTTACGCAGCCACGAAGCGCCTCAACGCCGAGATTGCGGAGTCGACGCGCCTGTACCATGCGGGCGCTACTGCGCCGACCGAGTACGCCCGGCAGCAGCAGGTTCTGACCGCTCGCCTTGCTTCAGCAGGGCATCAGCACGACGCCCTCGCCGTCTCCGCCGGCAAGAGTAGCTTTGCCTTGAAGCAGTTCGCTATTCAGACGCCTGACATCGTGCAGGGCCTGTTGAGCGGGCAGCACCCGATGACGGTCTTTATTCAACAGGGCGGCCAGATCGCCCAGATCGGCATGATGGCCGAAGGCGGCCTGAAGGGTTTCGCCGGGCAGCTCGGCAATGCTGCGAAGGCGGCACTCGGCTTTGCTGCAACCAGCACAGCCGTGATCGCTAGCGTCGCTGCTCTTGCTGCCTTTGCGGTCGGCCTGAAGGTCGTAAACGACGCGGCGAACGAGGGTGAGCCCATGAAGGCTTACGTGGCGTCGCTCGGTCTGACCGCCAAGGAGATCCGGCAACTGGACGATGTCACCGTGACCTACGGCGACACCACCAAAGCGGTGTTCCAGCTTGCCGGCGCAGCCATCTGGGACGCGATCGGCGGCTCGGTCACGAAGACGTGGGACTGGATGAAGGGCTGGCTGGATTGGGCCGGCGCCGCCACGACCAACTATCTTAACCTGCTGATCAGTCGCGGCGTGCGCGCGTACGATGCCTTCATGGCGACGTGGAAGATGTTCCCGGCGGCGATGTCCGACGTTTTTGTGAGCGCGGTCAACTCGGCTATCGAGGCGCTGAACAATCTGATCAGGAAGTCGGTCACCGGCCTGAACTCGTTTATCACGTCGGCCAATGGCGTGCTCGGCAAGGCTGGCTTGGCGCTACCCACCCTTTCTGCGCCGCAGATCGCCACCATCGTCAACAACCACAAGGGCGCTGCCGACAAGGTCGCCAAGGCGTGGGACAATGTGCTCTCGACCAAGGTCGACAAGGACTATGTCGGCATCGGGAAGGCGGCTCTGGCGGCCCAGGCCCGACTGAACGCTCAGGCACGGCTGCGCAAGCAGGCCGAGGACAAAGGCTTCCTCGACCCTGAGAAGGGCAAGACCGACAAGCACGCCGAGCAGCTTGCGCGCGAGGCCGCGGCGATCGAAGCGCAGATCAAGAACCTCTACAAGCTGGCGGCAGCTTATCGGGTGTCCGGTGGTGAAGCACTGATCGCCGAGGCACGCGCGAAGGCCGAGTCCGACGCGATCAAGAAGCGCGGCGACATCGAGGAGTTTGTCGCGCGGCAGGTTCGCCTGGCGATAGCGCAGCGGGTTGTGGACGCGGCGAAGGCGACTGCGGCCATGCGCGACCAGGCCGCCGCACAGGAGCAGGTCAATGCGCTGGTGCAGGACGGGCTGGTACCCGCATCGCGCGCCGCCGATCTCGTGCGTGACCGTATCGCGCAGCTGCCATTGCTGGCTGCGCTGGAAGCGGCCCAGAAGACCAAGGATCTGCAGGGTATCAAGGAGATCACTCGCGCCTTGGAGGATCAGCGCGTCGCCCGTGCAAGTCTGACGAAGGCCGAGGCCGATGCTCAGCTGCTTGCGGCGCTACAGGGCGGCAAGGATCGTCTCGCTGAACTGCGCGAGGAGCTGCGCCTGATCGGCGCTACCGAGGAGGCGCGCGCACGCGGCATGGCAGAGCTGAAGGCTCGGCAGCAGGCGGCCACTTGGCTCACTGGCGGTGCCAACCCGGCGAAGGTTGAAGCTTTCGTCAAGCAGCAGGGCGATCTTGCTGTTCAAGGTGTCCGCAACGCTCAGGCGCAGAACGCTTACAACGACAGCCTCACACTCACCGCCGAGAAGTGGGACATCATCGCGGGCAAGGTTCAGTCCGCCGGCCAGGGCATGGCGGATGCGTTCGGGAATGCCGGTCGCGCGATCGGCGACATGGCATCCATCTATGCTACCTACCAGGCGAGCCGCACCCGTGCCGAGCAGGAGCACGCCGAAAAGATCACGCAGGCGGGCGGCAACGAGAAGCTGCTGGCCCAGGAGCGCGAGCGTTGGGCTCTGCGTTCGTCTGGAGCACAAATCGCAGCCTTCGGCGACATGACCGATGCGGCGAAGGGTTTCTTCAAGGAGCACTCTACCGGCTACAAAGCCATGGAGGCTGCCGAGAAGGTGTTCCGCGCGATCCAGCTTGCGATGTCGCTGCAGTCGATGATCCAGAGCGCACTCGAGACCACGACGAAGGTCGCTGGTGCAGCTGCTGTTGCGACCGCAGAGGGCACGGCTGGCATTGCCTCGCAGTCCAAGCTGCCTTTCCCCCTCAACCTCGCCGCCATGGCCGCAACCGCTGCAGCGTTGGTGGCGGCCGGCATCTCGGTCGTGGGTTCGCTTGGAGGAGGCAAGAACACCTTGCCCAAGGCAAACGACGGCACCGGCACTGTGCTGGGCGACGCCACGGCGAAGTCGGAAAGCATCAAGCGTTCGATCGACGCGCTCAGGCAGGTGGACACGACCATGCTCACCTACTCGCGCCAGATGGCTGCTTCGCTTCGCTCGATCGAAAGCCAGATCGGCGGGTTCGCTGCGCTGGTGCTGCGCACGGGCGACGTGAACGCGAACAGCGACGTGACGCAGGGCTTCAAGGCCAATGCGATTGGCTCGGTGCTCGGTTCCATCCCGCTCGTTGGCGGCATCCTGAAGGGCCTGTTCGGCACCAAGACCAAGGTGGTGGGCAGCGGCCTGTTCGGCGACGATCAGACGCTCGGCGACATCCTCTCCGGTGGCTTCGACGCGTCCTACTATTCCGACGTGCAAAAGAAGAAGAAGCTCTTCGGCATTACCACGTCGACCAAGTATTCGACGAAGTACAGCGATGCCGATGCGGGGCTGGAGAACCAGTTCACGCTGATCCTGCGCCAGTTCAATGATGCGATCCTCGCTGCGGCTGGCCCGCTGGGCGAAAGCACCGACGCGATCAAGAGCAAGCTTAGCGGCTTCGTCGTCGACATCGGCAAGATCGACCTCCAAGGCCTCACCGGCGACGAGATCGAGGAAAAGCTGAGCGCCGTCTTCGGCGCCGCAGCCGACAAGATGGCCACCGCCGCCTTCCCCGGCATTGAGAAGTTCCAGAAGGCCGGCGAGGGCTTGTTCGAGACGCTGGTGCGGGTGTCGTCGACCGTCGAGAGCGTGTCCGCCTCGCTGGGCCTGCTGAGCAGCTCTGCGGCCACCATGAGCATCGATGCGAAGCTCGCACTGGCCGACCAGTTCGACAGCGTGAGCGATTTTACCAGCGCGATCGGCGCCTACTTCGACGCGTACTACAGCAAGGAGGAGCAGGCCGCCGCGAAGACCCGACAGTTCGCCCAAGTGTTCGACAGCCTCGGCCTGGCGATGCCCGGCACGCTCGCCGGCTTCCGTGCGCTGGTCGAAGCGCAGGATCTCACCACGGCGGCCGGGCAGTCGACCTATGCGACGCTGCTGCAGCTTGCTCCCGCGTTCGCCGATCTGCAGACGGCCATGAACGGCGCGAAGAGCGCAGCCGACATCCTGGCCGAACAGCAGGACCTGCAGCGCCAGCTGCTGGAACTGCAGGGCGACACTGCGGCGATCCGCGCACTCGACCTTGCCAAGATCGACCCCAGCAACAAGGCGCTGCAGGAGCAGATCTGGGCATTGCAGGACGCCAAGGACGCCGCGGCGGCGGCCGACCAGCTGCGCCAGGCCTGGACCTCAGTAGGCGACGGCATCATGGCCGAAGTGAACCGCATTCGCGGCATCACAAATGGCAGCAGTTCCGGCAGCTTTGCGCAGCTGATGGGCCAGTTCAACGCTGCGACCCTTGCAGCGCGCGGCGGGGACCAGGAAGCGGCTAACAAGCTCGTGGGCCTCAGTCAGTCGCTGTTGTCGGTTGCGGGCGACACTGCGACCAGCAGGCAGGAGCTGGATCGTGTGCAGGCGCAGATTGCAGCGAGCTTGGAGGGTACATACAACCTTATCGGTGCAATCACTGGCGCGAACGACCCAGCCTCTATCATTGGCGCCCTCGCTTCTGCCGCGAACGCAAGTACGGCCACAGAGACAAGCCCACCGGCCAACGACAATCTGGTTGATGAGATCAGGGCGTTGCGTGCGGAGCTTGCCCAAATGCGCAGCGACATGAACAGCGGCAATGCGGCAATCACCGGGAACACAGGCCGCATAGCTAGCAAGCTGGACGATGTTACGGCGGAGAGCGGCGGTACCGCTATCAGCGTGGCGGCCGGCAGTTGAAGGTTGTCTTGGACGGCGGCGCCGAGTTCCAGCTCGGCACGCTTGAAGAAACCCCGACGATCGGGCTGACCGACTACAGCCGGCGTGTCACCGATGATTTCGGTGTCACCAAGGTCGTGCCGCGCGCCTTTGCACGGCGCATGTCGGTCAAGCTGCTCGTGCCCACCGACGGCGTCGACGAACTCCAGCGGCGGGTTGCTGATCTGCGCGCCACCGCGGCGCGGTGGGTTGCGGACGACCGGTTCGCCTGGCTCGACTTCCGGGGGTTCTACAAGGACTTCTCGGTTGATCTGGCTTTGCCGCCAGTGAGCTATTGCACTCTGACGATCGAGGGTCTCGCCGCATCGGAGCCCTTCAACGATCCGGGCACCGACCCAGCGCCTGAAGGCGGCGTGTCGACCCTGCGGCTGCTGCAGCCCGCCTCGATCCAAGGCCCGGCGCTGATCGCCAGCACCGTGGTCGAAGACGACTATCCCGAGTGGGCCGCAGGGACGGCTTATCCGCTCGGCGCGCGCGTGATCAAGCAGGCGACGCACCGGATCTATGAGAGCGCTGCGCCAAGCCAGGGCAGTGATCCTACTGGCGCTTCGGGCATGTGGACCGACATCGGCCCAACGAACCGCTGGGCCATGTTCGACGAAGCTCTCGGCTCCGCAACAACCGCCGCCGGGCCCGTTGAGGTCGAGGTGCAGAACGGCGAGATCAACGCGATCGCGCTGCTCGATGTGACAGCTGACACCGTGCGGGTGCGGATCGGCAGCTACTACGACCGCACCATCGCGCCCGGCGAGGGCGGCTCTGCGCTGTTCCTCGATCTGCCGGCGACCACCGACTCTGCCGTCGTGACAATCGTGGGCACGGGGCAAGTGTCTATCGGCACGCTGATGATCGGCAAGCTCATCGGGCTTGGTCTCACGGAAGCCGCGCCGAGCGCCGGCATCACCGACTTCAGCCGCAAGGAGGTCGACGACTTCGGCGAGGTGACGATCGTCAAGCGTGCCTGGTCGAAGCGGATGAGTGCGAAGGCGCTGATCGATACCGACGCGATCGACATCGTCGCCGGCCGGATCGCCGCAGTCCGCGCACGGCCGGCGCTGTGGATTGCTGATGACGCACTGGATGCGCTTGCGGTGTACGGCTTCTTCAAGGACTTCTCGATTGAAGTCGGGCAGTCCGTCAGCAACTTGACGCTCTCCGTCGAGGGGCTGAGCACCGCGGGCAAGGTGGAGCCGATAGGCACCATCGTGAACTGGCCCGACATCGCGGACCCGGACGGCACCAAGCCGGAGGACAATGCGACCGTTGGTGCTCCCCCAGGCACGCCGGTCGGCGAAGGCACCGCCGACAACGTCATTGAAGCCCTCAAGAAGCTGGGCTCCACCACCTCGGCGGCCGACATCGTCGAAGGCGTGCAGTCGCTGGTCGACCAGCACCGCAATAATCTGCTGGCCTCCTACGCGGCTCAGCTGCTCGGCGAGGAGCGTAAAGCCCGGTGGGAGCGCCTGCTCCACCTCGACGGCATCGAGGTTACGACCCGGGTACGGCAGGAGATCAACGAGCGGGTCGAGCAAGGTGAGGCGTTCGTCCAGCTCATCACCGAGATCGAAGCGGCCGCGACCGACGGCATCAATGCGGCCATGGCGGCTATTGAGCTTGAGCAGACAGTGCGCGCTTCGGCTGATGCCGCCGAGACCATGTCGCGCGAACTCGCCATCTCGCTGTTCCATACCGAAGTCGATGGCCATGTGTCGGACTTGCAGGCGGCGATCAGCAGTGAAGCGACGACGCGCGCCGACGCGGACAGTGCCGAAACTTCGCAGCGCGAACTCGCCATCTCCACGCTGCGGACCGAAGTCGACGGCAAGCTGCTTACCACGCAAGCGGCGATCAGCAGCGAGGCGACCACGCGCGCGGAGGCCGATCTAGCCGAGACTGCGCAGCGCAACCTGGGGCTCTCGGCTCTGCAGGGCGTGGTCGACGGGCATGTGTCGGACCTTGAGGCCGCAATCGCCACCGAAGCGACGACGCGCGCCGATGCGGTCAGCGCCGAGGCTGCGCTGCGCGAGGCACTCTCCGCGTCCCTGAGCAGCGACATCGCTGATGTAGATGCAGCCGTCCTGAACGAGGCGTCGGCACGGGTGAGCGGTGACGAAGCGGAAGCGACCGCTCGGCAGGCCCTGGCCGCCACGCTCGCCAGCGACATCGCGGACGTCAGCGCGATGGTGCTCGCGGAAGAGATCGCGCGCGCCGATGAAGACGGTGCGCTGGCAACGCAGCTGCTGTCGCTGGAGACCTCCTTCAACGGCCAGACCGCGGAACTCGCGGTGCTGGCCGAGTCGATCGACGGCGTGCTGCTGCGCTACGGCGTGAAGCTGGACAGCAACGGCCACGTGATCGGCTTCCTTGCCAACAATGACGGGGTGGAAGGCGGCTTCGACTTCGTCGCCGACTACTTCCGCATCTTCGACGCAGATGGGAACGGCGGCCAGCCCGTATTCGCGGTCGAGGACGGCGTCGTGAAGATGCACGACGTCGAGGTCGACACCCTCAAGGTCGGCGCCATGGATTACGAGTTCCTGCTCAAGCAGGACATGTCGGCCGACCAAGGCTCGCAGGAGCTACCCGGCGGCGTCGTGATGAAGTGGGGCAAGTTTCGCGGCGCCATCAACGACGAAGTGCAGCTCTCCGTCGTGTTTGATGATCCGTTTCCGAACGAGTGCCAGAGCTTCGTTCCGGTGCCCTACCTGACCGTCTTCAACAACAACCGCGACCTTTGGCTTCAGGTCGTAGGCGCGAAAACCAAGTTCGGCGCGACCGTCGGGACACAGGCCGCCACGAGCAATTCCCAGCACCTCGACGGCTTCGACTGGCTGGCATTCGGCAGATGAGGAACAGCATGACCAAAGCACCCGACCTGAACGATCTGCGCGCGCGGCGTGATCAACTCGACCAGCAGCTGGCCGATGCCACGATTGCGCCCACTGAAGAACTGATGGCGCTGCTCGGCAGCGACGAGTTGACCCAATTGCTTGACCGCGTGACCGCTGCTGCTTCGTCCTTGGATGAGGCGACCCGGCGCCGGATCGAGCAATGGGTCCGCGCTCGAGAAGCCTTGGTGAAGCTGAGTGGGATCGAGCTTGCGCGCCTGCGCAAGCTGGTCAGCTGAGCGGAGACCCGATCGTGCCCACCAACGAGACGATGCTCGCCGATCTTCTTGCGAAGAATGCGGCGCTGTTCGCCGGGCTGGAGCCGATCCAGGCTGGTGTCGAGTATCGTCGAGACACCCCGGAGAGCGGGCTCGATCTGCCCTATGACACATTCTACAGCAGCGTTGATCCGGTCACCGGCAAGCGGAGGCGCTATCGGCGGACCGCTGAAGATCCTGGCTATGTCGACGTCGGTCCTTACGCCAATCCCGGTGATCTAGGCCTTGATGGATTGTTGGCAGTGACCCGCGCGGTTTCGCCCTATGTCGCAGCTTCGGGGGATACAGTGGCCGCCGACACTAGCGCAGGCAGCTTCACGCTTACGCTGCCGGCGGATGGCGGCATTGTCGTCGTGATCGACAAGGCTGGAAGCTGGGGTGAGCGGCCACTCTTAATCGATGGCAACGGTGCGACGATTGATGGTCAGGCCATCTTTTCTGCAGACGCCTCGGGCTTCTCGCTGACCTTTAGCCGGGCTCCTGGCGATGGCGCGTGGCGCTACGCTCTCAACTACCAGCATGGAGCCTGACCTATGGCGCTTAGCGACAATCTGCCATCTCGAGATGTGACCCTTGGCGCTGTACGTGACCGGCTCCCGCTAGACCTCGGTGCGACGGATGCCCTCGCAGGCTTGCCAACAGCGCCTCCGAACACTGCGGCGGATCGCAAGTCGCGCCAGCTTTCGGCGAGCTTGCTCGTGTCGCCGCCGGGAGCTTGGCTGGTGCCATCTCCGTTCACGACAAGCGATCCGCGCCGCTACCTGAGTGACGTCCCCACCGACCCTACCGGCTTCCCGATCGACGGCTTCGGCAGCGTCGTCGTTGCACTCGAAGGCACCTATACCGGCGCGCAGGTGACTTACGAGCAGACGCTTGATCCGGCAGGCATCGTGGGATGGTTCCCAGTCTACGGCGCGGGTGCGCAATTTCTAGGCCTTGTCGGATCGAACAACAACTTCAGCGCTGCTCAGCAAGCGTACGCGTTTCGCGTTTTTGGCGTTCGCATGCGGGTCAAGGTCTTGGCACTCGCCACGGGCGTACTGGCAGGGCGGGTAGCGCTGCATACCCAAGACTTCACGACAGAGTCGGTCTCGATTGCGAACACCAATACGTCGCCGGTTGGCGTTGCTGTGCAGCCTTATCCATGGGGTGCTTCGCCTGCCGCGGCGTCATCGGGTTTGAAGGCGAATGCCCAAGCCATCGCGACAATGGCGGCAGTTCCGTCGAAGAACTACCTTACCGAGATCGATATTTCCGGCGGCGGCGCAACCTCCGCAGCGTTGCTGACCTGCACCATCGATGGCCTGGTCGGAGGGCAACGTAGCTTCGTCATCGGTATCCCGGCAGGGCCGACTACCGCATTCCACCATCGGCTGACGTTTGACCGGCCACTGGCGAATAGCTTCGTCAACACACCCATTGTCCTGACGGTGCCGGCGGCCGGTACCGGCAACACCGCGCTCGTGGCCTCCATCAGTGGATTTACGCAATGACCCGTCTCGGACTTTCCGCCTCGCGCTCGCAAATCCTGAAGGGCGGCAGGCCGTACCGCGCTATTGGGCTCAACTTCTACAGCCTGTTCAATCACGATGACCTTGCACAGCAGTTTGCTTTGCTAGCTGCCAAAGGTGTACCCTTCGTGCGGTACAACGCCGGGCAGTTCGAGGCAGGCGCCAATGGCAATGCGGGCTGGCGGCAGTACCTCACAAACCCGGCGGGATGGTGGGCGAAGAACGCAGCGATCGTCAGCGCGGCCGAGAGTGCCGGCATCGGTCTCATCCCGTCCATGTTCTGGCGCCACGCGACCACCTGTGATCTTATGGCTTTCACCTCGGCCGGCAAGCGCGATACGATCGGCCAGTGGGGCAACCCAGCCTCCAACACGCGCCAGTTCATGCGTGCGTACACGGCGGAATTCGTGAAGCGATATGCGGAAAGCCCCGCAATCTTCGGGTGGGAAATGGGCAACGAGTACGAGTCCTATGCGGACCTCTTCCCGCGAGCCAGCTTCCCGCCTTTGGCTGACGGAGGTCCAGCTAGTTACGCCGCCGCACCCGCTAATGCCAACGGCACTACCGATCAGCTGACAACCGCCGACCTTTTCAACGCGGCAGCCGATTGGTGCGCGGTTGTCAGAGCCAATGACCCACATGGGCGACTTTTGTCGAGCGGCGCGGCGATCTCACTGCCCAACCGGTATAATCAATTCAACAACATCAGCGCCGGTCTGGACACCTATGCCCAGTGGATGAGCGGCGCACCGGGCGCGCTGCCTTGGCCGGAATACGAGAACCCCAGGTGCTTCGATACGCTGTGTGCCCATTCTTACCAGGCAGCACGCAAGGCCTTCTGGTACTGGAATGATCAGACCTTTGCTAAGGCAACGCCCGATCAGCTGATCGGTCTGCTCAAGACCATGGCGGAGCATCACGGCCGGCCTCTGTTCCTTGGAGAGTTCGGAGCCATCAGGGGCGACGCCGGTGTGACTGCGGACGCTGCGGCCGAGACGGCGCAATTCACCACAATGCTGGCAGCGATCGTCCGCGAGCGAGTGCCGCTCTCCGCTCTATGGAATTACGGTTACGTCGCGAATGGAAGCGGCATCGATGCGTGGAATGTCGATGTGGGTACGCCGCGCCAGTACCAGCTGGACGCACTCGCGGCGGCGAACACTGCCTTGATGTCGGGCATCTAGCCCTAGTTCCTACAGCCCGCGCGCCACATGATCAACCACCACGGAGTTGGTATGAACAACCCCCTACTTTACCTCTTCGGCGGCATCGGTGCGTTGATCTACGCTTTCCCGATGTACCTGGCCGCCGCCAGCGCGGACCCGCCCGGCAAGTTCGCTTTCGTGGTCCTGCTGTTTTCGGTGTTCACCGGTGCCGTACTCGCGCCCTTGCTAGTGCCAGCGCTCGGCCACCGATGGGGGTTCCTGGTGCAACCCGAGCCGTTCCCGCTCGCCATTGCGGTCGGCCTCGTCTGCAACCCCCTCATTCCAATCTTTGTCGGCAAGATCCGCGACTGGGCAGAGTCGTTCAAGCTCGGAGGTTCCAAGTCATGACCCCACTGATCAACTCGCTATTCGCTGGCCTGTTCTACCTCATCGCAGGGCTATGCGGGCTGTTGCGGCACTTCCTGCTCGAACCTGGCATGGCGAACTACCCCAAAGCGCCCAAGTGGCTGTTGAACGTGTTCTTCGCCTTCTCTTCGGTGCTGATCTACGCTGGCCTGCGTTTCCTCTGGTCGTGGGGCACCGGCGAAGGCGCCACAGTGCCGCCCGGTGTGACCGGCATGGGCGTACTGCTGGCGTTCTCCACCTTCGTCTACAAGGGGTCGATGCTCTACAACGTCCTACGCCAGCGATACCCGGTGGCCGTCTGGGCGCGACTGAACCGCATCCACGACCTAGTGCGCTGCTCCCCCAAGAAAACGGGCAAGTAAGTCCCCGCGCAGGCATCGCGCCGCGCTCTCCCCGAAAGGTAGATTGATGGACATCATCGTCACGGCGTTAACGCCGCGCATTGCCGCGTACTGCTGCAGCGTCGAGGGCATCGTGCTCGAGGCGTACAAGGACAATGCCAAGCCGCCGGTGTGGACCTGGGCGGGCGGGATCTCAACAAAGTCGGGTTTCGACGTGCTGCAGTACAAGGACAAGCCGCAGTCACTGGAAACGTGCCTGCGCGCGACCGTCGACCTCATGCGCAAGCAGTACTACCCGGCCGTCCACCGCGCCTTCGCCGAACATGACCTAACCGAGATCCAGCTCGCCGCCGCTCTGTCGTTTCAATGGCACTTTGGCGCGATTGGAACTGCCGATTGGGTCGAGCACTGGTGCGCCGGCAAGCGCGACAAGAGCCGCGCCAGCTTCATGAATTGGACCGACCGGGGCAACGCACTGGAGCGCGCCAAGATCGAGCGCGCCATGTTCTTCGACGGCAAGTGGCCGGCCGATCTGCGGGCCCTGGTCTACAGCGGCGTGGCCAGGCCGTCCTACCGGCCAATCGGCCCCAAGCGCGTCGATGTGCTTCCGCTGCTTACCAAGATCATTCTGGGCGCCTGAGCGCCACCTCCACCGAAAGGACTGCCATGAGATTTCTAACCCGCATTGCGGGCGCGATGGCGCTTGCCCTTCTTCCGTGCGTAGCCTTCGCCCAGGTAGCCCCAGGCACGACAGCCAAGGCACCGGCCGGCTTCCTTCCGGGACAAGCATCTTTCTGCTCGGCCGACAGCGGCACGACATGGGCGCCATGTACGTCGGGAGGCGGGGGCGGAGGTGGCGGGGGCGGCGATGCTTCCGCCGCGAACCAGACGACGCAGATCACGGCGGAGCAGGCGATCCGCGACCGCATTGGCGCGACGACATCGCCGGCAGCAGGCTCCACCAACGCGCTGCTGATTGACGTGAAGAGCCTGCTCACGGCGCCGCTGACAGTCGGCACGCACGCGGTCACGCAGTCGGGCACCTGGACCGTCAACACGACCAGCGCCACGCCATCGACCGGCACGCCGGGCGGCGCTGCCCCGGCCTATGCCCAGCAGATCGCGGGCACGGGCCCGAGCGGCAACCTGCGGGCGCTCAGCACTGACACGCGGGGCGGTCTCGCGCCTGCACAAGGCCTTGCCGCATCGACCCGCACCACACTGACCGCGAGCACCGCCACGAGCATCAGCGGGGCCGCGTCAGGGCGCATCGGCCTTACTGTCCAGGTCGAGGCCGCGCTGACCGCCAACCTGTTCCTTTGCACCACGCAGGCGACCGCATGCAGCGCGACGAGCTACGATGCGTTGATCCCGAGCGGTGCCGGGGCAGGCACGACGTACACGTTCCTGTTCGCGCCTTCGACCGCGCTCTACGCCTTCACCACCGGCACGCCTATCGTGGTAGCGAACAGCTGGGTCGCGCCATGATCCGGCGCCGCTGTCTCGCGCTTTTCTATGCGCTCGTTGTCGCCTTCGGCCTGGGCTTGGTTGCACCGAGTCCCGCGCAGTCGATCATCAACCGGCCTCGCATGCAGCAGATGCAGCTGCTTCGCTCGTTCCTGCCGGTCAACTCAAGCCCGATCGCCTCGATCGCCAGCAGTGGCTGGCAGGCTGACACGCCCTCGACGCCGTCGATCAGCTCGCCGCTGCCCTTATCGCTGTCGAGGCAAGGGTACGACGGCTCGGGCAACACGACGACGATCAGCGACACGGTCTACGTCACCACGCGCGTTCGCCTGCCCTATCCCAACCAGGCGAGCCTGACCGCCTCGACTGTCGCGCTCTCCGATTACGTCTACTCGACCGACACCGCCCCAGGCGTCGTCAACAACTCGGCCGAGGCCAGCCCCAAGGCCGTGGCCAACTTCGCCACGCTCGACCAGAAGGTCGTCGGCAACACCATCGGTGGAAGCGTCGTGCCGATCGAGGTGGTAGCCTTCCATCGCAATGGCATCGCCGACGTGCGCTACCTGATTAGCGATGGCACGACGACGATCACGGTCAACGTGCCCACGATCAGCAAGTCGACGAACTACAGCACCGACCAGGGCGTCGTGCAGGCATATATTCTTCCGGCCACCGACATCAGCGCGCTCGCCAACAGCGCGGTGATCACCGTAAACGCCGAGGTCTACCCACGTGTCGGCTCTTCGGCGTCGATACTGCGATCAGCGGACAGTGCCGTCGCTCGCGAGTTCAGCCCGCGGTACTTCTTCAAGGATACCGCCAAGGCCGCGGCACCGCCCTACGTGTGCGTCAACGCGACAACCGGGGTGGATGTCGCTGTGCTCGCCTCAGGGGCGACCAGCGGCGGCGTGGTCAAGGTCTCCACCAACCCGGCGACCGCTTGCGCCAATCCCTTCGCTACGCTCGCGAGCACCACGGGAGCGGCGCGAGCGCTGCAATCCGCGACGATGCTGACCGGCGGCGTCACCTCGGGCGCGATCATCCGCATCCAGGGATCAGTGCCGAACTCGACGGCGTGGACCACCGGCACGTATCAGAACACGAACGGCGGCTCGCTCACCATCGAGGCGGATCCGGCCGACAGTACGGCAGTGGTGACGGCGCCCGTCGCCAACAATCGCCAGCTCTATCTGCTCTATCGCAATATCAAGCTCTCCCGAACCACCACAGGCGCCAGTCCGAGCCTTCGCGCCGAGAACGTCCAGATCGACAATGCCGGGCAGACCACCGCCATGGTCAGCACCTCGATCGCCGCAAACGGCCTAACCATCACGAACGCGGCGGGCAACATCCTTGGCGCTTCGACCGCCTATGAGGATCGTCTGCTGCGAGGTTTGTCGGTCAGCGGCACGGCGCCGACCGCGATCGAGGGTTATCTCGTGCTCGGCAGCAACTTCCAGAATGGCGCATCGCTGGGCGACGTGTCGGCGCGTCCGGCAAATGGTGGAATTACGGCCTTCAATCGGTTCCAGCGCGTAGCCAATCAGCTGATGGGCTTCGGGCAGAGCTACAACCTGACAGGCTACGCCTTCGTCTCGAACCTGTCCGAGTACGTCGGGTCAGCCGCCACCGATACGAACCGCTTTGGCGGAGACAGCGGCATCGGGAATGTCACCAACCTGATCGTCGCGTACAACACCTTCACCGGCTTCAACGAGTATCACCGGCACAACTGGGCTTACGTCGACGGTACGCTCGCCAGCGGAGCCCAGAGCCGCGTGCACAAGCTGTGGCTGGTGCGTCAGAACATCTTTACGCAGGTGAACATGAAGGGCGACGTCTTCGTCGCGACCAACAACAACGGCACGCCAGATCCGACCAATGCTCCGAACGCTACGGGCAACTGGTCGCAGCGATATGGCGTGGGCTGGGCCTACAACTGGAGCCAGTACGTCGCGGCCGACGGCGGCGTAGTGGGCCAGGGTGCCGTGTTCTCGCAGGACTATGCGGGGCGCGGGTCGATCTACGGCACCAGCAACACGGTGCGCAACGATCCCCTCTGGACCGATTACCGGGGTACCACGAACACGGGCTCGACTGGCGTGGCTGGGCCGGGCGGCGGCACCTACACGCTCCAGGCGGGAAGTCCGGTCATCGGCCTCATGGCGGCCAACGACAACGAGTTCCTACCTTGGGACATCGATGGCAACGTGCGTGACAGGCGCAGCGCGGGGGTTACCCGATGAGCGCGCTCATGGACCGCCTGGCGATCGGCACCGCCCGTGTGTTGGTAACAGCCGTAGTGCTGATCACGAGGCTGGGCCGATGCTGACCCGTGACGACGTGCAACACATCTCGGACATGCGGCTGATCGCGCTTGCCAAGATCAAGCTATGGGATGGGAGCCCTCGCTACAGCGGGCCGCGTATCGTCATGCGCGACATCATCAAGCAGCTCGATGCCTTGTTGCTCAGCGGTCCGGCTGAGTTCCGCTGTCTTGTCGAGCCTACGGCCACGCTCGAGCAGATCCAGCGCGATCTGCACCTCTCAGTGTTTGGGCGACCGCCCGCTTAAAGCAAGGAGTGACCATGCGCCATCTGATCTATGCCCTCGCTCTAGCGCTTCCTGGCGCCGCGCACGCGCAGCTCGCTGTCGTGCCCAAGCCTGTCGACACGAGCACGCTTGCGACGAAGTCGGAAGTGACGGCGATCGCCGCGCAGATCCCGCAGCCCGCCACGACGATCCCATCGCCCGACATGACTACGACAGGAGTGGCCGACCCGTCGCTCGTGTTCCGTCCGATCGGCGCGCAGGCGCCTCGGATCACGCGGTCGGTCAAGCAAGCGGTGACCGGGTCGAACGGCACGGCAACGATCACGTGGGCTGCGATGCCGACCGTGCCTGCGCTCGACATCACCGAGTACGTCACCAGCGCGGACCAGGCGGTGCCGCAATGCTACGGCGTGATCGGCACCGTCACTACGACCGGCGCCACGATCAAATGTTACATCGATCAGTCGATCGGTGGCCTGGGGCTATTTCCACGCAAGGTGGCTGGCGCTGGCATCGTCTTCGACGTTATCGCCGTACCGTGATAGACCTGAAAAGGGGGTTGTGCGCTCCAGGTCGGATCACCCCCTATAAACCGCAGAAATCTGCGGCTTTCGGGTGCTGCTCACTGCCATTTCGGGCCTGCGGACTCACCACCTTCGGATCCACGGTCAAAGCCGCAGAAAACCGCCATTTTTTAGGCAACTACCGCATATTTCCCGGTAGTTCGGATCCACGCCTTAAGAGACACGTCCGCCTGGCATCTAATTACGGGCAAATCCCGTATTTAGGCCGGAGCGGGGGTGCCGTGCGCTAACACGGCAACCGACGAGTGGTGGGCACCTCCTCGTCACGCGCGGCTGGCCTAGCCGCTAACGCCCCGCTGCCCTGACAGGGCGGGGCTTGTATGAGCACCACACATCATGGAGTCTATCGAAGATCGGTCCCTGCAGATCAGCAGGGACCAGCAGACGTCTACGGCAATCCCCGTTGACTTCCCGCAAGCCGAAACGGGTATTCCCGTTTCGGAAGGGTGCCTTGGAATTCCAGGGGACCTTACGCCTGTGCGCCCGGCCTCGCCGGCCGCGCCTTACGTCGGCGGCAAGCGCAACCTGGCGCAGCGCCTCGTCGCCCAGATTGCCACCATCCCGCACAACACTTACGTCGAGCCGTTCGTGGGCATGGGCGGCGTGTTCCTGCGCCGCACCAGCCGGCCACGTGCCGAGGTCATCAACGACCTGTCGGGCGACGTGGCCAACCTGTTCCGCATCCTGCAGCGGCACTATCCGCAGTTCATGGATGTGCTGCGTTGGCAGATCACCAGTCGGGCCGAGTTCGCGCGGCTGGTGAAGGTCGACGCTGGCACGCTGACCGACTTGGAGCGCGCGGCCCGGTTCCTCTACCTCCAGCGCCTGGCGTTCGGCGGCAAGGTGAACGGGCGCAACTTCGGTGTCGATCGGCGCACTCCCGGCCGGTTCGACGTGAGCAAGCTGGAGCCGCTGCTGGCCGAGATCCACGATCGGCTTGCTGGCGTCGTGATCGAACAGCTGAACTACAGCGATCTGATCCGACGCTATGATGGGCCCGACGTCCTGTTCTATCTCGATCCGCCCTACTGGGACTGCGAGACGGACTATGGCGACAGCGGGTTCGAGCGGGCCGACTTCGAACGGCTGGCCGAGCAGCTGGCCGGGATCGCGGGCCGGTTCATTCTGTCGATCAACGACACAGCCGGCGCGCGAGACGTGTTCGGACGGTTTGCGTTCGACGAGGTGCAGACCACCTACACGCTGGCGACCGCGACCGTGGGTAAAGGCAAGCGGGCGGGTGAACTGATCGTCACGAACGGGTAAGCGCCCGCCCGTGCATTCCCCCATGTACGCAGAAGGGCGTCCCGGCTTCGGCCAGGGCGCCCTTTTTCATTGGTGCTAGTTCGCCGCGCCATCCTCTGGACCCGGCGTAAGTGCCTGGATCAGGTCGACCAGCTTGATCAGGCGGCGGCCACCCTCATGGTCGCCCACCTCGTTAAGATGCTTGAGCTGCCGAAGAAGCTCGTCTGGCGCATCGTCACCGAATTGCGCCATGAACTCGCTCGCATACTTCCAATCCGCCAGTTCAGTGCTTGTCATCGTCACGCTCCGCGATCAGGCCGACTCGCCTCAACCGTCATGCGCCTGTCCGCAGCCTCGCGTCTACAAGTGCTGGCGCCCTGCGCCGGGTGCCACGGCTCCCGCGCGCCAAGTTCGCGCTCATCGATCCCGAAGAACTGCGCCAGCACCAGACGCTCGTCTTCGCCCAACTGCTTCGGCGAACCCCGCGTCACGAACTGCTGCAGGTAGCTGGCATTCTTGCCCACCAGACGCGACAGGCTTGCGAGGCTCACGTGCCGCCCGTTGGCCAGCTGCTGTACCTTGGCGCGGACGTCCGATCCCTCAACGATGGCGGTCGGGCTCATAGCGCTGCCCAGTCCAGCTCAGCATCTTCCAGCGCCTCGTACGCGTCGCCCTCAGCATAGACCGCCGTAAGTCGCTTGCGCACATCCTCGACGCTGCCGTTCTTGGGGAAGCCCCGATCGGACTTCGCCCACTTGGCCAGGTCGGCGATCCAGCCTTTGCGCTGGCCCTGCTCGAGCAGCCACGCGCCGAACGGCTGGCGAGCGCCGTCGACCTCGGCGACATCATCGAACTGGCCGACCACAGGCGGTAGCTCGTCCGGCAGTGGCGCAGGAGCGGGCGTGGGGGCAGGGCGCTGCGACGGCACCGAGGCCGCGAAGTCAAACCCCGGCTCGCTTTCGATCCTGGCCACTTCGGCTCTCAACTCGTCCAGCTTCGAAGCATTTTCCATGTGCAAATCCCTCTATGCGACTCGACTGACTTCGTTCTAGCATGTTCCACTTATGTTCTCATAGAGTAGACGCGCATGGGTTGGAACGACTTCAGCTTGCCGGCGGTCGGCGAGTGGTTTGACAACGAGGACGGCACCAGCCGTCAGGCCGAGCTGGCGCTATGCGCGCCGGGCGAGCAGGTGCATCTGGTGCGGGAGCCCGAGAACCCGCACGATCGCATGGCGGTGGCCGTGTTCAGCTGCCGTGGTGTCCGCGTCGGCTACCTGCGCCGGGACCGCGCCGTCTGGATCGGCAGCAAGATGGATCGCGGCTATGACGTGCGGGCGATAGTCGAGAGGGTGAAAGGATCGCACCTGCCAGATGCGACGCTCGGCCTGGTTATGCGCGTGAGTTTGGATCCCGATGTCGCAGACGAACCAGAGCTTCCTGCCGCGTCTCATTTTGGGTCGGGGTATCGGTCGGGGTATCACTCTGGATCACAGCCGGACGAATGGCGGAGTTCTGCGGATTATCGCTAACCTTGTGATGGGCTCCCGCTCCGCCAAGACTGCTCTCCAACCAATGCCAAACTGTCCCGAGAGGGTAGCTTTTCCGCCATTTCTCCGATAAGGCCGAGTTCCAAGGCGTCTCGCTTTGTTCCGCCCCAGCTTGGGGGTATTGGTGGCACAAGGCGGGGTACTGGAATTGGAGGTCGGGGTATCGTGCTGACAGACAAGGAAGTGAAGGGCGCTGCCGCTCGCGAGAAGCCGTACAAGATGGCCGACGCTGGCGGCCTCTACCTGTATGTCGCAACGACGGGTCTCAAGTCCTGGCGCATGAAGTTCCGGCTCCACGGCAAGGAGAAGCTGCTGACATTCGGGCCGTACCCCGACGTGAAGCTGAGCGAGGCGCGCGAGCGGCGCGACGAGGCCAGGCGCAAGATCCGAAACCACGAAGACCCGTCAGGTGCGCGCAAGCGCGCCCAGGACGCCAAGGAGCAGGAGAAGGCCGAGCAGGCCAAGCTCGTCACCTTCGAGCAGGCCGCTCGCACGTGGTTCGCGCTCCAGGCTCCGCGCTGGGCGCCGGTCCATGCTGACGACGTGATCACCAGCCTGCAGCGTGACGTCTTCCCGGCGCTGGGCGCGAAGCCGCTGGTGACAATCGATGCGCCGCTAGTCCTGAAGGCTCTGCGCGCCGTTGAGGACAGGGGCTCCATCGAAACGGCCAAGCGGCTGCGCCAGCGCATATCATCCGTCTATTCCTACGCGATCTCGGAAGGCATCGTGGCGGTCGACCCGGCCGCCGCCGTCGGCAAGGCTCTCAAGCCGTTGCCGAAGAAGGGCAAGCAGCCGGCAATTACCGATCCGAACGCGGCCCGCGAGGTACTGATCGCCGCCGAGGCTTCAGGCGCTTCACCTGTAACCAAACTGGCCTCGCGGTTCCTCGCTCTCACGCAGTCGCGCCCAGGCATGGTGCGCGGTGCCGAATGGTCGGAGTTCGAGGGCATCGACTGGGAAGATACCGCATTCGGCCCTTTCCTGCCTACGTGGACAATCCCGGCGCAGCGCATGAAGCTGGTCTTGGATCTGAAGGACGAAGAACATTTCGAGCATCAGGTGCCACTATGCTGGCAGGCCGTCGAAGTTCTGCGCGCCGTGTACCGGCTCACTGGGCGTGGGCGGCTGGTATTCCCCGGTCAGCGCCACAGCCACCGGCCGATCAGCGAGAACGCGATCGGCTACCTCTACAACCGGGTCGGGTTCTTCGGGCGCCATGTGCCGCACGGCTGGCGATCCAGCTTCTCGACGACGATGAACAGCCTGGCGGTCAAGCGGAAGAGCTTGAGCGACCCGGCCGTGATCGAGCTGATGCTGGCTCACGTGCCGGAGAACAAGGTCAAGGCCGCCTACGATCGCGCCGGCCACATGGAGCGGCGGCGCGAGCTATCGCAGGAATGGGCCGATCTGCTGATAAAGGACATGGCCCCCGCCGCCGCGCTGATGGACGGTCAACGACGGAACTGAGGCTTGTAGTTATCATCTTCTCCATCCAGCAGGCGTGCTTGAATAGACGCGTACATGTTCTCGGCCGTCTCAAGCTGAACGTCTGCCCACTGTTTCAGGGTTAAGTGCTCCATGGCGGCAAGCATCTGGGCCTGAGCAAGTAAGCCTAATGTCTCATCGGGATCGTCCACTAGCTCACCCGCTAGATTAGCCAGTAGTTGCGCCCGATGGTCGAGTTGATCCTGGTAGTCCTCATCCCGGTTGGTCGGCTGGTCGCTCATGATCTAAAGCCTCTTATCGTCTCGGATATGCGGCCGATCGATGTGTTGAACCGGTCGGCTAAGTCCTTCACGCCTAGGCTGGGATTGTCCTCGAATTCCGACCGAACGGCCTGCTGTTGCTCTGGCGTCAGGCGGGGCCATCTCGCCCGAACTACGCGCAACGGCGACCGTCGGCGGGTTTCTTCGGCCAAGTCATGTAGTTCAGCTATGCCATGTTCGTCGGCCAGCTGGTGCAGCCGATCGCGGATCTCCGGTATCCTCATGCCGTCGCCCTCCACCCCATAGGGTCAGCAACCCACGCATCAATGTCGCTCTCGTACCAAGCGACCATGCCGGTGCTGAGCGGCTGCGACACAGGGAAAGTGCCAGCGCCCATGCGCCGGTAGATGGTTGAACGTGACAGGCCGGTACGGGCCTTCACATCAGATAGGCGCACGAGATTGTCGCGCCGACGGTCGCGCTGTGCCGCTCCGGTCATGCCACGGCCTTGAGAATAGACTTCCCGTTGGACGCTGTGACCGTTTCGCCACCGCCATCGTCGTCACCATCGTAATCGGCATGCGGCATGTATTCCGCGCACGAGCGGCTTTCGTGAACTACCGGCTGCAGCCCGATTGTGGATGGCCCTCCGATAGGTAGCTGCGCCGGCTCCGGCTGGGTGTACTCGCAGACGCCCAGTTCATCATCGCTTTCGATCGGCGCGGGCCAGCTCATGTTTGATGACGCCCCTGGCCGGAAGTGGTCGCAGGTGCGACAGGTGTGACGGCGCTTCATTGCTTGGTTCCCTCTGGCCAGAGCACTTCGCCGGCCAAGGTCTCGATGCGCAACGTTCCGGGATTGTAAGCGGCGTGATCGGCCGCCTCCTTCGCGCTGGGCTTGAGACCAGAAAGCTGGATGGGGTAGAACATGTTTTCGCGGAAAAAGATCACGGTCTCGCCGGTGGGTTGAGGCGGGCTCATTGCCTTGTCGCTCCTTTTCCGATCGCCTCGGCGACATCTGCGCGCACGATCGCGTGCATGCCGTCCAAGGCACTCAGGGCATTCTCCGAAGGGAGGTGGGCGACGGCAATTGTGGCGGCCGCGTGCCACAGCGCACCAGCAGCTTCCAAAGGCTCAAAGCTCATCGCCATCGCCTCGTTGGCAAGGTGGACGGCCAGCGCCATGGCCTGGTCGTCTACCAATGGTGCAGAAGGTTTGCGAGCCGCCCGGTTAATGACGTTTTGCATCTGATCGTGCTGGCGCGTCAGCCGTTCAAGCCGGAAGGCTTGGATCATAATGCTTACATACACCGCTGGCAGATTGATTTGCGGCCCGAGGTCGCCGGCCTTCTCGCATTGCACCTCCAGCGCATCCGCAAGTTCGGGAAGCGGCGGCAACAGCCCCTCGACGTGCGTAAAGACGGCTAGTGCCTTATCGTCCGCCATTATGCTTAGCCCTCTGAATAGCCAGGCCAGCACGGACGCCCGCCATTGCCTCGTCGCGGCTAAGGCGGATCAATACGGCCCCCACACCAATCAGCATGGCAAGCTCTTCATCCGTCAGCCGAGCCTTGATTGCGGCCATGGTCTCCGCAAGAACTTGAACGGACGCGACGGCCCAGAAGTCGTCAGTCAGGTCCTTTTCGGCAGCCATAAGGCGCGAGATCATGTCCTGAAACTCAGGGTCCGTCACTTGAGCACTGCCTTTCATGTCGCCACCTCGCTGAGCTTCACCCGTGCCACCTCTTGCAAGATGACGAACGTGCTGGCCGGGAACAGTCTGGCTAGACGTTGCGCCTCGGTTTCAGCGGCCTCGAACGTCGGGTGGCGAAAACGCGGATTGCCCGATGCTCCTCCGGGAGAGCCCTTGCGCAGCTTCTGCCCGACCTTGCGCCAGACGAGATAGTTACCGCTGAAGGTCTTCGTCTGCGCCCCGATCGGCGCCGCACTGATGATGGTATCCATGGCAGGTCCTTAGCTGTTGATCTGATAGAGCTTGTCGGCGAAGCCCGGCCGGGAGCCGCGAACCATGGTGGCGTTCACCCAAGTGATGCGGTCAGCGCTTAGGCGGCGTACGTGCCCGCGTCGCAGGTGCGACCGAACCCCGCCGCTGCCGAGCGGCTGACCCGCGTCACCGCCGTCGCCACCGCCCGCAATCTTGAGGACATGGAAATCCTTCAGCGGGATCTTGCCTGCTTTGATGCGAGCGCGGTTCAGCCGGTCCGGCTGGCCGTTCCTGGTCGTCGAGACGTTGTTGCAGGCGAGCGCCAGGCAGAGATCGCTATAGGCGTTGGCTTCGTCCATCACGTCGGCTGCGAAAGCCTGAACTGCCGCCTGCTCGCCGGTCTTCTTGATCTGCTGCATCATGCTGTCGGGCAGCAGCGTCATCATGTCGCGGATGACGAGCGTCGGCGCCTGCGCCGTCTTTCGCGAGACCCTGCCGCTGGCGACCATGCTGTCGCGGTAGGCGCTAGGATCTGGAACACGGTACTCCGCCTCATAGCCCATCATCAGCGCCGCGCCCGTGGGCACCCAGATGCCGAGATTGTCGTAGTATGAGATGGACGCGACAAAGACGCCTTCGCCTACGTCGTGCTGCTCCTTGGCCGATGCGGGGCCAGGGAACACGCCGTCCCAGTCCCATGCGAGCGCTATGCGCCGCGATGACGGGGCAGCATCATACTCCGATGTTGGGGTCCAGCCGGGTACCGCGCTTTGATACTCGAGCGCTACGATGGGGTGCGGCGGACGGTAGACTTCGCCTGCGACCTCGGGCCGGGGCTTCGTGCGATCGAGCAGCTGCCCCAAGTCGGGCAGCACGAAAACCTCCGCCTTGATCAGCTTGCTGATGATGAAGTCGATGCCCATGCGATCGTGAGGTGACCACGTGCCCTTGTCGCGAAGCGCCCGAAGATCCTCGATCGCCTTGATCGTGTAGTTTAAAGGCTGAGTCATGGTTCTTTCCTCGCCAGCTTACGCAGGAGCCGCAGATCGTGAGCGATGTTGTGCAGCGGCCATCCGATCCAGATCATCGCGAAGAGGCTTAGGACTATGGCGTCAGGGCTCATGCTGCTCGCCTTCGCTTAGGATGAAGAGATGCCGCGACAATGATACGCACGGCGGCCGGTAAACCGGGGGTGTCGATCAACTCGGCCATCAGCACAGTGGCGCAGTCGTCATCAGCGCAGCCGATGCCGGGGCGGAACCACGGATAGATCCGCGCATCCGTGCCGATGGTGACAGCGCCGCCTATGCGGCCCCAGGCGAGAAGCCATGCTTCGGCCAACAGGGGCGGCGCGGGAGGAGCGTGGATCGCCGTTGCCGACACTCCCGCGTGGGTGCTGGCGGGAACTGAATTGCCTATCTGGGTCATGGCTGCCGCAACATGCGATATGACGAGAGAGCGCATCCCACGTTCAGGGCTAGCATCATGCCCAGCCAAATCGGCGTAGCGTCGCCTGGATGGAGAAGCAGCCTGTTGATGCAGAAGCCTATCTGCAACGCTATGCAGATCGCGTGGATAGTCATGGCGCATCGGGCGATCATGCCGCTGCCTCCGCGCACTCACGGCAATCCAAGAGAAGCGTGGGTGCGTGTTCGATTATGTGTTCGATGACTGCCTGACGACGGGCTTGACCGACTACGCCAAGGCCGCCAGCTATCAGGGCTTGGCAGGTGATAAAACGATCGCCATGGCCTTCATTGGCGTCACCGTCAGGCTCGCTAGTGCAGAGCCATCGAGTGCCATCCCGATGGATGGCAACGTAGACCACCATCTGCGCACGCTGAGCGGCGGCAACCCAATCCGCCGGATCAAAGTCGACCCGCCCCAGCGCGAGCATGCAACGGCCGAGGTCACATTCCCGGATGTCCCGAGCCAAGGCAACTTGCGCGGCATCATCGTGCGTGCCGCCGCTTCCAGTCAGGTGTCGTTGGTCAAGCTCAAAGGGGAATGCGCCAGCGTCTTCGTCGCCAAGCGTATGGCCATGTTCGCCAAGCTGGTTGACATAGACCTTCGTGATGAAGTCGCCAGGAGTGAAGCAGGGCGCGTCCATCAACGCGATGAAGGTCTCGCCGCTTATCCGCGCCTTATGGTCGTCGTCCGGGCTCTCAATGAACGTCGTCCACGCTTCTCGCCATGCGTCGAATGCCTGTGCCATGGAAGGGCTGACGCACGGACGCTGAAGCTCGATCAGCTCGCGCTCGATCTGCTCCATCCAAGCGGCGTGACCTGTGGCGCAGGAGTCGATTTCACGCTCTCGCATAAAGGCGAGCTTGGCCTGGATCTCTGCCGGCGTTGTTGCGCCGAAGGACAGTACGGCATCAAGCGCTTCGCATTCTGCTTGGCTCGCCGCCTTGGCTTCCGGCGAGTGATCGGCAATCTGCGGGTCAGGATTGTCGGAGATCTCATCCCATGCGGCGTACGCGGCGGCATGAGCGGACCGTGCAGCCGAGAACTCGCGTGTTATATGGAAGCGCATGGTTATGCCTCCTTTATGCTGGCGTTGAGGTAAGCGACGTCGCGCAGCAGCCATGGCCCGGCCTCATCAAGCATGCCCTCATCGATCAGGATCTGGATCTTGCGCGGCAGCTCGTCGGGTTCGGCGACCAACGTCTTCATGAGTCGGTCGACTGTTTCGTGATTGCTGGTGGCGCGCTCACTTGCGCTTGCTAAGGTTCGCAGCGCAGCAAGATCATCCGCCAATTCCGGACGCCGACGCATCAGCGCGTCGATTGCGTTGAGCGTGTCATGCGCCAGCTTCCCAGATGGCTTCGACCGCTCATAAGCCGCAACTACATCCTCCCAGTCCATGCACTGAAGTTCATAGGCTGCTACGATCAGCTGCTGGGTGCCGCCGTCCAAGCCGTCGCGCTGGAGATAGGCGGCGCGAAGTCCTGACTGCACGATGCACCGCTCGACCAAAGCGCTTTGATCGATGTCGATGATGGCGAGCGATAGCTGGGCAACCACCCCGGCGATTGTCGTTGCCCAATTACCGGTGACAAAACGCTCAAGGTCTTGCTGCTCCCGATCAAGAAGGTTGGTGCGCTCTGCCGTCCAACCATCGGTGCCGCAGCCCTTGATGTCGTCTTGTTGGTAGAGCCAATCCCTCCAGCCGCGTACCTTCTCCCAGGCGCTGATGATCTCGTCGCTAGGGTGATTTTGGTCGTGGGAAGGGAAGGTCAGCTTAGCGTTGATCGAAGCAAGGACCTCCGCGATGGAAGCGGGGGCGCTCATGCTGCCAACTCACGGCTCGCGCGAGCGCCAAGGGCGTCGAGGTCGCGGAACAACTCGTCCAGATGCGGCCCGGTGAAGCCGCAGTTCGAGTCAAGCAGTCCGAGCTTTTCGCGGAAGTCGTCGAGAGATCCCACGCGCGTCCGCACAGCCTGTTCGAAGAGCCGTCCGGCGAGAGCAATCGCACCGTCGCTCATGTCGGCAGACGTGTTGGCGGCATTCGCCGCATTGAGCGCGAGACGCCAGTCCCGGCTTCTTGACTGCTGAGTATGGCTGACTAACGATGATCGGCGCGGTGCGAGGCCCGCCTCAACGATCGCCGTGACGATCGTGTCGACTTCCTGCAGTTTCTCGTCAGCAAGCCGGAAAATCATCCAGACATTGTTGATCCAACTGGCCTGAAACTCGTCGGCGACCGGGCGGTTAATGACCGCCTCCTGCATCTCGTCAATGTTATGCTTCATCAGGGCCAGAAGCCGCTCGATCAGGCACGACACATCTTCAAGGGCGCCATGGCCGTCGTTGATCTGAGGGGTGGGCCACTCAATCGAGGGCTTGATGATGGGCTGAGCCATGGTCAGCCCTCCCGCTTCGGGGTGCGGCCGATAAAGACCGTCACGTTCAAGCCGAGCCACTGCAACTCGAAAAACCGGCCGGGGCCTTCGTCGTTCGTGTCCAGCCGGGTTATGAAGGTCCGACCCCAGTCGTACCAGGGCTCGAGGCTATTCAGAATTTTGGCGGCAGCTTGTGCTGCGATGTTGACTGCGGCGCCCATGGGCAACCTCCTCTCAATGTGAGGCAGGAGGTTGGCGGAGGCCGGCCCGAGCATACTACGGACACACAGCGCGCTTTCCCTTACCTGCGGATCGGAGGGTCAGCGGCCATGCGGCGATCGTCTCCGATGCCTTAAGGTTGTCCTAATTGGACACGTCTTGCAAGTGCTTCATGTCCAGAATGGAAAAATTAATTTAGAGAGGCACGAAAGCGCCCTTTGCCTGCCCAAGCACAACAAACTGCTCCCGACCCAAGCTTATCGGCTGGTGCTCTGGATTGTTTGAGCATGGTTCCAGCCTTGCTGGATCGCTCCGAAAGCGCTTGATCGTTGTCTCACCATCAGAGTTCATCACCGCGTACACCTTGCCCTCGCGCAACTCCGCGTCCGTCGGGTCGATCACTACGTAACCGCCATCGGGGATGATCTTGTCCATGCTGTCGCCCTTCGTGCGTAGCGCGAAAGCTTTGTCGCTGAGGTCGTCCACGGGAGAGAAGATCATCTCGGGGTTCTGCTGTACTGCCTCCATCCAGTTCCCAGCGGCGATGTCTCCGATCAAGGGGATCATAAAGGGGTGAACTGGATACTGCGGAGCGTTGCCAAGCAGCTCGCCCCCTGAAATCTCAAAAGCGGCAGCAAGGCGCTCTATCCACGCGAGATCAAGCCGACGCTGGGACTTCTCGAGCTTCATGATCTGTGACGCCGTCGTCCCTGCCCGCTCTGCTAATTCAGCCAGCGACCATCCCTTTTCCATACGCAATGCACGGACACGGCTTGGGATGGCTTCGCTTAAAACGGACATGTTACTTCCCCGGTTGAGAGAACCGTTTATCCGCTTCGGATATTAAGAAACAGTGCACAAATTGGACACAAGCGACTTGCCGTGTGCCCAAAATGGACATACTGTGCGGGCATGCACCTGAAGGATTATCTGGCGGCGGCCAATATCACTTACGCTGATTTTGCGAACCGTATCGGGGTCGCAAATGCGGGTGTCGTGGGAAAATATGCCTGCGGCAAACGGGTTCCTAGGCCTAGGTTTATGGCAGCTATTGCCCGCGAGACACGTGGCGCTGTTCAGGCCAACGACTTCTTCGCGCCGCAGGGTTACTAACCGTGCTTGAAAACGTCGAGGCAGAAGCTGCGCTCCTTGGGGCGTTGATGGTCGGCGATGCCGCAGTGATCGACTTGGTGGCTGACCGGTTGCGGCCTGATCATTTTTCTCTCCCGATCCACCAGCGCATCTACGCGGCGGTGCTGAAAATGCACGGCGGCGGCAAGACTGTAACTCCGGTTATCCTCAAGCCCCATTTTGACGACGATCCCGATCTGCCGCAGCTGGGCGGCGTTGGGTATCTTGCGAGGCTGACGTCTGACGGGATGGGCCTGCTTGGACCCCAAGGTCTGGCCGATCAGCTGATTGACTTGGCGCTTAGGCGTAATCTGCGCGAGCGCTTCGTAGCCGCGACCCACGCTTGCTCGGACCTTTCCATCACCGTTGATGCAGTCGCGGCACAAGGTGAGGTTCCGCCCGAAGCGACCCCAGGATTGAATGCGAGAACCTATACCCTGGTGGATGCGTTCGCGACGGCCAATGACCGGATCGACAGCATCCAAGCTGGTGAGATCGAGCCCGGCATCTTGCTCAGAGACTTGCAGGACTGGGATGACATTACGCGCGGCATGATGCCTGGCGCATACATCCTGATCGGCGGGCGGCCGAGCATGGGTAAGACCGCGCTGTCCTTGGGCGTGTCCTGGCGCGCGGCGGCGGCTGGGCATGGTGTGCTGTACATCAGCCGCGAGATGGACATCGTGGAACTGATGCCGCGCATACAGGCGGACCTCCTGGCCAAGTATGGCGGGGAAGCGACCTTTCAGGATATTCGTGAGGGCAATGTCTCCGACAATGACAAGGTTCTATTGCGCAGGATCGGCGCTAAGATCCGCGACTGGCCGCTCGTCATCATCGATCCAGAAACATTCGGTGCCGACCAGATCAACGCCGTCATACGGCAGCAGGCTCGCAAGTTCGAGCAGCGAGGGCACAAGCTCGGACTGGTCGTGATCGACTATCTCGGCTTGGTCGACCCGCCACCGGCGACTAACCGCAACGAGGAGGTCACCGCGATCAGCAAAGCCATCAAGATGGCTGCGCGATCGAACCGGGTCCCGGTGATCGTGTTGACGCAGCTAAACCGGTCCGTTGAACAGCGCGAAGATAAACACCCCGAGCTGCGCGACCTGCGTGACAGTGGCTCGCTAGAGCAGGACGCTGACATTGTCGTCTTCGTCTACCGCGATCAGTATTATCTCGAGCGCACCGAGCCCAACTCCATGGATGCCAAACGGCAGAAATGGGAGGAGGATATGGCGGCGGCGAAAGACAAGCTTGAAATCTACTCCGCGAAGAACCGCCAAGGCGCGCTCTGCCGTCGCACATCGTGGTTCTTTGGAAACCGCCAATCGATCCGCAACTCCGATTTCTACATGCGGGGTGGGTGATCTTGGCGGATAGGCTTCCCTACATGCCGCTGTACGTCGACGACTATGACGCGGCGACCGCTCACCTCTCCGTCGAGGAAGACGGCACTTACATGCGCCTCCTGCGCCTGTGCTGGCGTACTCCACGCTGCTCAATTCCTGACGATGCAGAATGGATCATGCGCCGCATGCGCGTCGACCGTGCTGCCTACGACCGACTGGTTGAGCCGATCATTTCGGAGTTCTTCAAGCGCGTACGTGGACGTATTTCGCAGAAACGTTTGCTGCAGGAATTTGAGTCTGTTCACGAGCTTAAGGCCAAGCGAAGTAGGGCCGGCAAGAAGGGTGCCTCGGCTAAGGCCCTGAAAGAGAACGGTTTTGACGCAAGCAAAGCTTCAGCAAATGCTCAGCAAAACGAAAGCAAGGCTGAAGCATCCATACCCATACCCATAACCATACCCATAGAAGAAAGAGAAGGAGCTAAAGCTCCTTCTTGTCAGCCGGCGCTGCCGCGCTTGGCCGACCTGCCGGATGACGCGAAGATTGCCTTTGATCGATGGCAGCAGCTGCGCTCTCGCATTCGGCCAAAGACGCGGCCGCTTACGTTCACCTCCCAGCGCCGTGGCAAGCTGACCAAGCGCTTGAAGGAGATCGGCGGGCTTGATGCCTGGGATCGCTGCCTTGCTTCGGTTGAAGGATCGCCGCTGCTGCGCGGCGACACGACCAATTGGTCAGCTGAAATTGACTGGATGCTTGAGCCTAAAAACCTGACCAAAGTCATCGAGGGGAACTACGACCATGACGAACAACATAATCAACTCGCCGTCGTCAGCGGCCGGCCCTCGAGCGGCCCCCGCAGCCCCGTCGATGCGGTCAGTCGAGCCCTTGATCGCCTCGGTACTGGAGGATCGTGAATACCGTCACGGGGGGCAGCCAGCATGGGCTGCGGAGCATGCCCTTGATTTTGCGCACCGGAACGGGGTCGAGCATCTGGTCGAAGAGACGCTTACCACTTTGGCAATCGCCATGACGCCGCCCTCATACCAGTGGCTTACCAAACGGCTGGGCGTACTCTGGACGATGTTCATGGTGGCACGTGACGTCGATGAACGCGCCTTGACCGTGTGGATGTCAGAGGCGGCTAACCTGCTGTGCGATCTCCCGCACGACATTGTCGCGTTCGCAATCGACGAAGCTATTCGTACGAGCCCGCATGGGTTCATCCCGTCCGTTGGCGAGATCCGCAAGCACGCAGATCCCCTTGCAAGCCTGCGTCGCACCCAGCTTAGCCGCCTCGAGCAGATGAAGGCCGCACTCGCCGATCCGATCGCCACGGCGACCCGCGCGCAGAGGCGGCGTGAGCGCGAGGCCCACGAGCGCGACCAAGCGAGGTTTGCCAAGTGAGCCTGCACCCGATCCTGCCGTCCGCGCGACCAGATCACGGCGCGGAGGAGTTCGCGGCGGTGCTGCTGTCGCAGATGAGCGGCGTAAGCCTACGGGCGCTGCGATCCGGGCAGGTATCCCGCAACGCATTCACGCGGCTCAGCGCAGCGGCCCGTGATCTGGTCGCCCTGGACCAGCCGATCCCCTCGAACCCTGCGGAGAAAGTCTTGACCGACATGATCGACATCACGCCCACGCCAGGCGATACCGTAACCGCCTACTCGATTGCCCACGGGATCGACGAGGCCGTATTCCGCTCGTTGACCGACGAGCAGATGCTCGAGGTGGCTCGGCTGGCTGCGCGTGCCGCTGAGCGATCCTACCGGCGCGGTTTCCAACAAGGCGCGACTGTCGCGCGGGATCGACCCGCCGACTTGCCGAAGGATCTGCACGCCTGGCGCTACGGCACAACGACCGATCTCAGCCCTTGGGCAGACTGCGACAGAGGTGAAACATCGCTGAGCCGGTTGCATACCGAGAACGACTGCCTGCGCCGGCTGGGCTTTCCATCATCCAAACTGGTCGACGAATACGAGCTGTTCGTCTGGCCCCCAAAGGCGCTTGCATGACCACGTCCTGGTGCATCCTCCAGACATCCGGCGGCCGAACGCTGGCCGTCGTTCGCTCGCTTCGATCGGCTGGCTTCGACGTGTGGGCGCCCACGGGAATGGTGCGCCGGTTCCGCCCGCGCTCGACCAAATATCGGGATGATCCGATAGCGCTGCTCACCGGGGTCGTCTTCGCACCTTACGAGGATGCGGCTCGTCTCAGTGCAGCTGCGCAGTCGCCAGTTTCACAGCATCCTTCGTTCTCGCTGCTGATGCATCAGGGCGCCTACGGTCGGGTCCTTGATGCTAGCCTAGATCCGCTGCGCGCCTTTGAGATCGACAAGGCGATCGAGTGGACCGGCTTCGTCGCTGCCCAAGAGAGGGCGCGGCTAGAGCGTATCCGCAAGAAGAAGGGCCGGCGTCGGACTAAGGGTCGGTCGAATGCAGCCAGGTCCTACGTGCTGGGACAGACGGTTCATGTAGAGGGCCCAGCCTTTCAGGGACTGACCGCCAAGGTGGTCGAGAGCAAGAAGAACGGCTCGCTCGTCATCGACCTGGGCGGCTTCCTCGGCGAGATCGTAGTTGAGACTTGCGACGTCCGACCGGTTCATGTAGAAGGTGCGCAGCCTGAACAGGCTCCGGTCACATGATGACCCTGGCGAGAGGCAAGCCGGCCCACATCGGGCGTAGCAACCCTCGTCACCACCTCGACGAAGCGGCGCTTCTGCGAGAGTGCGGAAGCATGTTCGATGGCAGGGATGCGAGGTAGGTCAGATGCGTCACGCAATCCCTACCCGCATGTCTGTTCACGACCTAACCTTTGATCCCGAGTTTGCCCGCCGGCTGATCATCAGCCTCGACGACGTCGAGCAACATCAGGTGATCGCGTATGACGTCGATAGCGGCACCGTCACCAGGTACGTCACGGACGCTGCAGGCAACCCGATCGCGGTGGCCGGTGAGCTGGTGACCGAAGATAAGCACGGCGATGTCGTGGTGATCCTCAAGCCGATCTGATCGGACGGATTGCTCAGCAATTGTCGTCCATGTTGGACGTAAATCGGTCAGGTTGTCCGATTTTTGGCAAACCGGTTTTGCGCCATTCTGTCGCGGAACTCAGGTGCTGCAATCTGCAAGACCTGAATTGATCCGCAAAATGCGGCGAAACTCGCTCCCGGCCCCGCCGGTTGTTACACGGTCCCGGCCGCCGTGGCGAAGCAAGGCCCCTCAAGCGACCATCGTCCAACGGTAGGGCCTCAGGCTTCCACCCTGATGATGCCGGTTCGAACCCGGCTGGTCGCTCCAACGCTTTCCAGTTTGGAAATGGTTCACATGCCCGAGCCCAGCTGGCGCAGCGACAAGCGCTCATCCACTGAGCGCGGCTATGGCGGCAAGTGGCAGAGGGCCAGGCTGGCGTTCCTTGACGCACACCCGCTCTGCACAAGGTGCGAGGCGCAAGGCCGATCGGTGCCGGCCACGGTGGTCAACCACAAGGTGCCACACAAGGGCGACCTGAAGCTGTTCTGGGACCGAAAGAACTGGGAGCCTGTGTGCAAGCCGCACCACGATGGCGAGATCCAGCGCGAGGAGCGGAGCGGCATCGTGCACGGCACGGGCCGTGATGGCCGCCCTCTCGACCCGGCGCACCCGTGGAACAGGAGCAAGTGATGAGCGAGCGTCTGTCCGCCTCCGACTACGAGTTCCTGTATGGCCGGCCAGGCGTCCACTACTCGGGCCTGCTGTCCAACCCTGCGCCTCGCAAGGCATGGCCTGACACGATGACCAGGCAGCGACGCCGCGCAGCCGAGCGCAAGGCAGCCAAGGCTCGCAACGTTCATCAAATCGGGGTGCGAACCTGAACAGACTACCCCCCGGGTCAAAGTCTGGGATGGCCGGCCCCCTAGACCGGTCACGGCCCTCCGTACGCTGCGAGAGCAAAATTCAGACTAAAAAGTTGCCTCGAAAGGGGGTTGGAACATGACTGTCACCCCTATCGACGGCACCGGCGCGATCGTGCCCGAACCTGACTGGTCGCTGCTGCTCAGCGATGAGATCGAGCTTGCCGCCGCGACCGAGCACTGGCGGCGGATCACGACCGAAATGAAAGAGCGGGAGATCCTTGCTCCGGCAAATGCCCACGCCATTCAGCGGCTGGTGCTCGCCTACATCGTGTTCGACCGGTGCTCGCGCGAAGTTGCCGACAACGGCGCGGTCCTGAAGCCGAAGCGCGGCAATCCCAAGGCCATCGCACGGCTGAGCCCGTACTTCACCGCGATGCGGGAAGCGGGCTCGGACGCTGATCGCCAGGAACAGGAGCTTGGCTTGTCGCCCCGGCGACGAGCGGGCGCCACCAAGGCGGTGAAGAAGGTCACGCGCAGCACTGGCGGCGGCTACCTGAAGAACCGTGGCTAACCGCTTCCTCGCCGACCCCGATCCGACGACATCTTGGGCGAAGGCGGCAGTAGATGGGAAGCTGTTCACCTGCGGCGAGTTGGTGCGGCACGCTGCCGAGCGGCACCTGCGCGATCTGCGCGATGGGGAACGGCGCGGCATCTACTGGCGGCCGGACGCAGCTGCGCACTTTCTGAACTTCCTGCCGTCGGTGTTTCAGGTCACAGATGGTCCTGCTGCCGGCGAGCCATTCTACCCGCTGGAGTACCACACCTTCGTCGGCGGCAACCTGTTCGGCTGGCGCACTGCGACCAATCGCTGGCGCTATCGCACAGGCTGGCTGGAAACTGGCAAGGGTCAGGCGAAGTCGCCGCTCATGGGCGCGATCGGCGTCTACATCATGGGCTGGTGCGACATCCCGCGTGCGCAGTGCTACGCGATCGGGGAAGACAAGGCGACGGCGAACGTCTTGTTCCGCGATGCCGTCGCTATGTGTCGCGCTGACATTCCAGACGGCGACGAAGGCGAGAGCCTGGAAGGCCTCGGCGAAGTCATTATCCGGGGCGAGCTGGAGAACGCCTGGAAGATCGAGCACCCGGACAGCGGCTCGTTCTTCATGCCGATCGCCAGCGGCGAGTCACAGTCCGGCCCGCGCCCTTCACTGGTGGCTGCCGACGAGATCCACGAGCTGAAGTCGGAAGCGGCGTTGCTGACGTGGAAGGCCGCGATCGACAAGGTCGCCGGTAACGCGCTGATGCTGCTGGGCACCAACACGCCAGCCCGTTCGACCCAGCATGTCGGCACGTCCTACTCGGACACCTACCAGGCGATCGTGAAGGGCGACGCCAAAGACGATACCGCCTTCGCTTTCATTGCTCGCATCGACAAGGGCGACCGCGAGACCATATTCGAGAACGAGCGCGCCTGGCAGAAGTCGCTGCCGGCACTCGGCGAGACCTTCCCGATCGAGAATATCCGGGAGACGGTCAACTCCGCGAAGTTGCGACCTTCCACGAAGTCCAGCGTCAAGCGCCTCTACTTCGGCATCGACAGCGCGGCCGCGGACTTCTGGATCAGCGAAGAGAAGTGGTCAGCAGTTCAGGGCGTGGTAGACGCTCGAGCGATGCGTGGCCGCAAGTCCTGGCTGTCGCTCGACTTGTCCAAGAAGAACGATCTCACCGCCCTGTCGCAAGCGTGGGAGCTTCCCGACGATCTGGTGGCGGTAAAGACCTGGTACTGGACTGCGCGGGAAGGGCTCGAGCAGCGCGCCGACGAAGACAAGGCGCCCTATCTCGATTGGGTCGAAGACAAGTATCTGACCGCCACACCTGGTGCGACGATCGACTACACCTTCGTCGCGGTGCAGGTGCAGCAGCAGCTGGCCGAACACGACGTCGACGCGCTGGTAGTTGACCCGGCGTTCCTCACTTCGTTCACCGACGCTTGCGATCAGGTCGGGCTGGAGTGGTGGCTGTGGGAAGGGCCGGGCAAGCCAGAGGGACGCGGGCTCAAGATCATCAAGCATGCTCAGGGCCAGCGCATCATGTTCGAGGACCGGCAGCTGTGCATGCCTCACTCGATCACGCGCACGGAAGATCACATTCTCGACGGTAAGCTCTTGGTCGATGAGTCGCCGGTCACGTACTCGTGCGCAGCCAATGCCTTCATCGAGCCTGATGGGCTCGGGAACCGGATGTTCAACAAGAAGAAGTCCCGCGGCCGCATCGACGGCATGGTGACGATCGCAATGGCGGTCGGCGCCGCGACGGCAACGGCTAAACCGAAGAAGAAGTCGGTCTACGAGAGCCGTGGCATCCGCCGTGTTTGATAGGAGGGTGCGTGCCGTCATACGATGATTACCGGCGCGCTTCGGGCTACCGCCGATCCACACCGACCGGCGTAGTGCGGTACGGAGCACCAGACCAGGCTGCCGACCGGCGCTCGGTATATGCCTATTCGGTGCACGATATCGCAGGCGAAGGCGATCCGGTTCTGGCCTCGTTTCTGCGGGGCGGGCGGGAAGCGATGACCGGCGTCGCCATCAGCGACAAGATGGCGATGCGGAACTCGGTGTTCTTCCGCGCCACGTCGCTGATCGCCGGCTCCATCGGCATGCTGCCGCTCGACATGTACCGCCGCAAGGCCGACGGAACGACGGAGAAGGCGATCGACCATCCGCTCCGGTCGGTTCTGAAGCTGGATCCGCTCGGCAACGGCGCCATGACGCCGAGCGAGTTCAAGAGTTTTCTGCAGCTTGCCGCGCTGTTGGACGGCGGTGCCTTTGCTCGTGTGATCCGGCTGAACGGCAACATCCAGGCGCTCGTGCCGTTCGCCCGTAAGACCGTCACGAAGGAGTTTTCAGGGGGGACGCTGCGCTTCAAGCACACCCCGAAGGATGGCCGCGTAGAGTACCTGTCGTCCGCCGATGTGTTCCACTTCCGCGCCCCGGTTTCGCTCGACGGCTTGCACGGCCTTGGCTTGCTGGACGTTGCGGCGGACACGATCGGGCTCGCGCATATCGCCGAGCGGGCAATGGCAAACTTGCTCAGCAAAGGCGTGATGGCAGGCGGCGCGCTGCAGGCAAAGGAGTCGCTTAGCGACGAGGCGTATGCCCGGCTGAAGGAAAGCTTGAAGGAAGACTACGCTGGCGCCGACGGCGCGGGCGACTGGATGCTCTTGGAAGAGGGCATGGAAGCCAAGCCCTTTTCGGGGTCGGCCAAGGACACACAGCTTGTCGAGCTGCGCAAGTTCGAGGCGGAGCAGGGATCGCGCTTCACTGGCGTTCCGCGCCCGCTGCTCATGTTCGACGAGACGGCTTGGGGCAGCGGGATCGAGCAGCTGGGCCTCTACATGGTGGTCTACTGCCTGCTGCCGTGGTTCGTCACCTGGGAAGAAGCCATCTGGCGTCTGCTCAGCCGCCAGGAGAAGCAGGCTCGCAACGGCGACGTCCTTTACGCCAAGTTCAATGAGCGCGCGCTGCTGCGCGGCTCGATGAAGGACCAGGCCGAATTCTTGGCGCGAGCGCTGGGCTCCGGCGGCGGAATGCCGTGGATCACGCAGAACGAAGCCCGCGAAACGCAGGACATGAACCCGCACGCCGACGGCGGCCAACTGCCCCGACCGGGCACCGCCGCTGCCGCTATCGTCGAGGACCAATGATGAACCGCAAGAACTTGCTCTCCGTCCTGGCCGGCCGGCCGCCCGAGATCACCGGCATCGGTGGTGGCAGCGGTTGGCAGTTCGAGATGAAGGCGCTGGCCGAGGACTTCCGCCACTTTGAAGTGACTGCGCTGGCCTCCGACACGCCCACCATCTCGATCTTCGATTACATCGGTGATGACGGCGAAGGTGGCGGCGTCAACACTAAGCGCATCGCGGCCGCTCTGCGCTCGATCGGCGACAAGCCGATCAACGTCGAGATGAACTCGCCTGGCGGCAACTACTTCGAAGGCGTCGCGATCTACAATCTGCTGCGGCGCCACTCGCAACCGGTCAACGTGCAGATCCTGGGCATCGCCGCCAGCGCTGCTTCCGTCATTGCCATGGCCGGCGACACCATCGAGATTGCGGCCAACGCCGAGATCATGATCCACGAGGCGCAGGGCATCTTCATCGGCACGAAGTCGGAGATGGCCGAAGCCGTCACCGTGCTCCAGCATGTCGACGACGCGATGACCGCCACTTATGCGGCGCGGTCCGGCCGGCCTGCCGAAGAGTTCGCGGCCATGATCGCGGGCAAGGATGTCTACTTTCGCGGCCAAGAGGCGATCGACGCTGGTCTCGCCGACACACTGATGGAGCGCGAGGCGCAGATGCCTGTCTATGCCTCGGCTGATGACTTCCCGAGCGACAAAGCGTCGCTCGATCGCTTTCTCGCGAAGCAGAACATGCCGCGCAGCGCGCGCCGTGATCTGTTCCGCGCGATGGGAGATGGCACGCGAACCGCTGCCGAACCCGACCCTGCCACGCTTCGCGCTGGCGACGACGCCGAGCCCTGGTTCGCCGGGCTCACTGCCCTCTCCGTCTGAAGGAAACAGACATGAACATGATGACCAACCTGCGCGGCCGTGCCGTAGCAGGCCGGGGCCTCGTCGCCGTCCGCGCCGAAGCCCAGCCCAAGAAGATCGCCAGCATCGAGGATCTGAACGTTGCTTTCGAGGCGTTCAAGAAGACCCACACCGACCAGATCGACGAGATCAAGGCCGGCAAGACCGACGTCGTCACGGCTGACAAGCTGACCAAGATCGAAGCGGAGCTGGATAAGCTCCAGGAGACCATCGAGAGCGTCAACCTCAAGGCGCAGATTGGCGATGGTCACGACAGCGCCAAGCCGCGCGATCCCGAGTACACGGCCGAGTTCCAGGCCTACTTCCAAGGCCGCGAGCCGAGCGCAAAGCTGGAAGAGCTGCGCGCTGCTGCGACCAAGACCGACGGCGAGGGCGGCTACCTCGCACCGATCGAGTGGGACCGAACGATCAGCAAGCGGCAGAAGGTTATCTCGCCGATGCGCCAGAACAGTTCGGTCATCACGATCAGCAGCTCGGGCTTCAAGAAGGTCTACTCCGATGGCATCGTAGGCTCGGGCTGGGTCGGTGAGACTGCGGCGCGTCCGCAGACGACCACGCCCGGCCTTACCTCGCTCGGCTTCACGATGGGCGAGATCTACGCCAATCCTGCCGCGTCGCAGGGACTTCTGGATGACGCCGAGATCGACGTCGAAGCCTGGCTGGCTGACGAGGTGTCGACCGAGTTCGATAAGCAGGAGGGCGTCGCTTTCCTGTCGGGTGACGGCTCGAACAAGCCCGACGGCGTGCTCACGTACGTCACGGGCGGCTCGAACGCTGCCAAGCATCCGTTCGGCGCCATCTTGGCGCTCAACTCGGGCGCCGCAGCGGCTGTGACCGCCGACGCGCTGTTCGACTTGCAGGCGGATCTGCCGCAGGAATTTCTGCCGAACGCTAAGTTCTTCATGAACCGCGGCGCGCAGGCAGCCTTCCGCAAGCTGAAGACCGGCGATGGTGCCTACCTGTGGCAGCCCAGCCTTGCCCTCGGCTTGCCTCCCACGCTGGCTGGCGAGCCCGTCGTCGACATGCCGGGCATGCCAAACGTGGGTGCGGGTAACATCGCGGCGCTCTACGGCGACATGGTTGAGACCTACCAAGTCATCGACCGCACCGGCGTACGCGTCCTTCGCGACCCGTACACCGCCAAGCCCTTCGTGCTGTTCTACACCACGAAGCGCGTCGGCGGCGGTGTGAAGAACCCCACCGCCATGCGCGCGCTCAAGATCAGCGCGTAACCTCTCGCAGGGTGGGCGTTTCACCCACCCTGTCCCTCGCTCACGGAGTGATGAACATGAGCAGCACCAAAGCCACGGTCGACACGACCGACGTCAAGCCTTCTGCCGTGCCCGGCGTGTCGGACACTGCAGGGACGACCGAAGACACCCTGACGCCCGCGACCGCGGTGGCGGCCAGTGGCGCCTTTATCGAACCTGAGATCGTCGAGCGTATCGACGTCGAGCATCCTGCCGTCGACAACAACCCGCGCAAGGGTCAGCCGAAGATCGCCAACCAGATCGACTTCAACGACCCGCATCTCGACACGCAGGCGGCCGTCGAGAAGATCCTGGGCGACCAAGCCAAGAACTGATCAGGTGGCAGCGCCGACGCCTTGTGGTGCCGCGCTGCCGCTCCTTTGACCCCTGGGAAAGGAGACTGGCATGACCCTTCCTGTCTCCATTGAAGACGCTCGTACTCAGCTGCGCGCCGAACCCGGCGAGCGCGACGACGAGATCACCAGCTTCATCCTCGACGCCGCGGCGTGGGTCGAGCAGTACACCGGCCATATCCTTGAGGCTCGCGACGTAGTCGAGCGCTTTCGAGCGCCGGCAAGATCGATCGAGCTACGTGCCTGGCCGATCAACCACGACGCCGCGCCCGTCATTTCCTACACGGGACCGAATGGGCCTGGTACCGTCGACCTAGTCCGGCTGGATCTATCGCGCCGCCCCGCGCGGGTACTGCCCGGCCTGGGATTGTGCTGGCCGGTTTTCGATCCTGCTCAGTCGCTCACCGTGACGATCCGCGCAGGCTACGAGAACCCGGCCGACGTGCCTCGCAACTTTCGTCGCGCCATGCTGGTGCTCATCGGCGCTTACGATGAGGATCGTGAGGGTGGGGCTGTTCTGGCTGCAGCTGAGGTTGCAGCAACTCGCCTGTGCCGCGGCTTCAAGGTTCACCGGCTGTGAAGAAGGGCGCCTTGGATCGGCGTCTGCGCATTGAGGAGCCGGCGCCAGCAAGCGGCTTCAAAGGTGCCGGTTCGGGTACGTGGGTACCTGTCTGCGAGGTTTGGGCAAACGTGCAGGACGCGCTTCCGAGTCGAGGTGAGCGATTGGCCAATGGCATCAGCATCACCTCTCGCCCGGCGCGGGTACGCATTCAGTTCCGCATCGGCATCAACAGTTCGATGCGCTGCCTGATCGGCCGCTACGTAATTCAGAATGGCGAACGCGCCTGGATAACCGACCGCACGGTCCAGATAATCACCGAACCCGCCGAGCTTGGCTTTCGTGAAGGCCTAGAGTTCATGGTCGAGGAGTACCGGCCGGCCGGGAATAGCGCCTGATGGCGTCCGCGACCGGCCGCGCTGCTGCATCGGCTTACATGGCTAAACTGCCCGACCAGCTCACGCGCCTCTTGCAAGGCGCTGGCCGCGCCGGAGGCCGCGTCATTGCCGACGAAGCAAAGCACCGCTCGCGGTCCGACGAGGTTGCCGATGCCATCGTCGTTCGAACTAAGAGCAAGGACGACCGCATTGTCGTGCGCGTCACGGTTAAGCCGGGCTGGGCTTACTCGCTCGCGCTCTGGGGTGAATACGGTACCTCGCCGCACTTCATCAGCGTGGCTGACGAGCAGCGCCAAGGTCTGGGCATCCAGCGGATCAACGCGAAGGTGCTTGAAGCCGACGGCGACGGGTCGCTTGTGATCGGCGGCAAGTTCGTCGGCAAGACCGTGTTCCACCCAGGCGCGCAGGCGCACCCGTTCCTTCGCCCTGCGCTCGACACGAAGGAGGCCGAAGCGGTGAAAGCAGCGCAGGCTTACATCAACGCCCGCGTATCGCGCGGCGGCATCCTCGGCGGCGCTGACCAGGATGACGACGCGTGAGCGGCAATGACATCATCGGCGCGTTGCTGCTTGCGAGCGCCGATCTGGTGGCAGTTGTCCAACCAGACAGCATCAAGGCCGGTCGGCTACCCGACGACACTCCGCTGCCAGCGCTGCTGGTGCGGACCGTCAGCGTCATCGAGCGGCACCCGCTCAAGCGCTCGGGATGGGAGCGGACGACAGCTAGGATCTCCGTTGCGGTGCGCGCGGCGAACTACCTTCAGCAGGAACAGGTAATCGGCCTTGTGCGCGCTTGCTGCGCCGGTCGGACCGGCAACATCGGGGGCGGCACACGTGTGTCGATCCTCACAGCAGGCCTCGGACCCGACGTGAACGGTCCCGGCGACACGTTCGAGCAAACCCAAGACTTCCGCGTCAGCTTCGACGCGCCCGTTTGAGACAGGAGATCGTCATGACCGATAGGACCGAAACCACCGTCAGCGCTTTCATCATCCGCGACTTCAAAGACGATGGCACTCAGCAGCGCTTCACGCAGGGTGAAACCAAGCGCATCCCCGAAGGGCAGTTCATCAACTATGAGGCTGCCGGCCTCGTGCGCAAGCCGACGGCCGAGGACAGGTCCACCACCGAGACTAAGCCAGCCAAGCCCGACGGTAAGGCCGCTGGCTAACTAGTTCGTCCGCCCGCGCGGACGGTTCCTGCCGGATCAGCCGGCAACCCCCACAGGAGAAAGTAGATGGGATCCACCACTGCAGCGGGCACCGCGATTGCAATCTCGGCCGCAGCACCAACAACTCAGGACGCCACCGGTTACGCGGCCCTGACGTACACCGAGATCGGCGGCCCCGATCAGCTCGGCACGATCGGCGCCACGACCAACAAGGTCGAGTTTCAGCCGCTCAAAGGCCCGAAGCAGAAGCACAAGGGATCGACCGACTACGGCTCGCTGCAGCCGTCGCTTGCGGCCGACAGCACTGATGCCGGACAGGTGCTCCTGCAGACCGCTTCGCAGCCGGCCAACAATGCCCTCTACTCGTTCATGATCACGTACCCGGATAACGCCAAGCGCTACTTCCAGGCTCGCGTGTTCGGGTATCCCGAAGATGTCGGCAATGCCGACAGCATCATCATGGTCAAGCCCACCATCGAGATCAACACGGCCATCGTGAAGGTTGCCGCGGCCTAAGGTCTTGAGTGCCCGGTCTGCCCGCGCCGGCATCTACGCACCAGTTCCGTCCTGCTCATCGCGGGCTGTGGGGCTGGACTGGTGCACCTTCCCGCGAAAGGAAATCCTCATGTTCGATATCACCACCCAGGC